GTTGGTTTTTTCTTTTTTTTTTTTTTTTTTTTTTTTTTTATTTTTTTATTTTTTTTTTTTGTTTCCTCTAGCATAAAGTAGAAATTTTCTTTAACATAAAGGAGATTTCTACTTTTGGTAGAGGAAACAATTCTTCAATAAGAGATTTATAAGCTCTTTTTGAAGAAGGTGACTTCTAATCTTCATAGAGGGCTCTTCTATGAAGATTAGAAGGTTTCCTCTCTCTCATTTATTAATTTATTAATAAATGTTTCTGTATTCTTTATTCTGTATAGTAGAGTATCTGGTAAGCCCACTTTACATGGATGCATTTTTACTTGCTTCTACCTCCTCATTGGCAATTTTCATAAAGAGTTTATAGTCGTCTGGATTGTCTGGAATAAAGAAAGCTACTCTACCTATCTCTTTTATTTTCTTCCAATACTGCTGCTTGGTTATTTCTCCATTCAGTAGCCGTTGTCGTTCATGTTCTTGTGCAAGGGTTGTATCAAATAAAAACTCACTTACACTTTTACCTTTAAGATAATTACGAATGTAGTTCCTGTACCTCTTGACCTTTTGCTTTATTGTTTCTTCTACTCTCTTCTTTCTTTCTGAGACAATGCTTCTGACGAAGCGTTTCCATAGCCCAAATAGTTGAAGTAACCTCCCGGTAAGTCTGTATAAATTGGTCTTAAATCTTCCATTAGGTAGTCTCCTTCTTACTACCTTTATTAATCCTAATTTTTCCATTCTTCTAATCATATTAGAAATATGAACTCTACTTCTTCCGCACTGTTTTGCGAGCCATGTTTCTGAAAAATACATAGTATCAAGGTAATATCTATCTTTTTCATCCTTATAAGTTCCCATTGCCAACATAATATGTATGATATGAATGCAAGTCAAGTTTAGCTGGTCTCTTATTTTTTTAGGAATTCTGGACATAACATCTGCAAATAATCTTTGCTTCGTAGGGTCCTCTGGACGATACATTGGAGTATCATTAAACTCAGATGTTTTTATATCGTATGTTTTCATATTATCTATACCTCCTTATAATCTTTTAAGTCAGCCCAAGACTGACCATATTTGCCATCACTTTTTACAGGATAGCCAACTTTGATTTTAAAATGTTTCTTGATATATTCCACAGCTCGCTCTTCCATACACTCCTTCAGCAATTTCATTGCCTTATCAATAACATTTTCTCTCGCAAGGAACATAACACTATCATGAATAAATAGGAAAGGATAAATAGATTTTACATTTTTCACCTCCTTCCAAAATAAATACATTCCTATTAAAGCTAAATCTGAGCTGAAACTCTGCACTGGAAAGTTTATTGCTTGTCTTTCTGCTTCTGCTCTCTGGTAGGGGTCATCACTATCTATATTTGGTAAGCGTCTAACTCTTCCCAATGGGCTTCTTATCTGCTTAAATTGTCTTACTATTCTCTTGCATTTTTCATGATACCTAACAAGAGCTGGGTAGCCTTCAAAAAATCTATTTCTTATTTGCTCTGCTTCTGCAAGAGAAAAATCTATACCATAATCATTCTTAGCTACGCCTCTGAAAGTAGATGGGCTACAACCGTAAATGAATCCAAAGTTAACTGCCTTAGCTGCCTGCCTCATTTCTTTGGTGATTGCTTCGGGTGCCATATTATTTATTATAGACGCAGTCAGCCTGTGTAAGTCAATTCCTTCTCTGAAAGCCTTGAGCATATTCTTTTCCTGAGCCAGCCAAGCTATAATCCTTAATTCCGACTGAGCCAAATCTCTGGCTCCTATTAAAAAGCCTTCTGGAGCTTCAAATATCTCTTTACATTTGTCTACATAAGGCACTCCTCTTTGTGGAATATTTTGCAGATTAGGTTTCATCATAGCTGTTCTTCCAGTAGAGGTTCTATATAGCACTGTATTTGGATGTATCTTACCATCCTTTATAAATTTCTCAATGCCTTCCAAGTATGTAGATATGAGCTTAGAAATCTTTTTCCACTTTATATAATCAGAAACCCATTCATTATTATATTGATTTAGATGTTCTTCTGCCAGAGAAGGTAATCCTGTTGGTGTATAGTCTTCTGGTTCAAGCTTCAGCCCTGCTTCACTATTGAATAAATAATCAATTATTATATTATTTCTTGTAAGACTTAAATTATCTTTATACTTTATTTGTAGAGCTATTGGCAGTCTGGATATAAGACTCTGCTCAAGTTTTATTTTTTCTTTTTGTAAGAATTGTTTATTCTCTATTAATTTTTCAGTATTTATTCTTATGCCTTTTATACCTATATCTGCAAGCATATCAGATATAGGTTGAGTAAAGTATCTCCAGTATCTGAATAATATTTCATCTCTCTTTAGTTTTCGCATAAGAACACTAAACGCCTTCATAGTAACTTCGCAGTCTTGGCAGTTATACTTTATTAAATCCTCCCTGCTCAGCTCCCATATCTTCTTACCTCTGCTTATATCCTTTATATTTCTTTCTTCTGTATAGATGTTTGCTATGTTCTCCAAGCTTATTTTCATGTTATCATCTATAAGGTTTGCTATATTGAATAAATCTATCACGCTTTTTGGAGTAGGAAATCCGTTCTTCAGCAGTATATATTCATCAACTGGTCTATTAGCTACAACGAAGGTTCTCCTACTGAATAAGGTAACAAGACTTTCCCTATCTCTTGGAGTCATCTCACTTACGATAGCTGTTCTGGCAAAGTTTTTACCACCTATACCTATGGCTATTAGATTTTCATTTTCATCCCATTCACAGTCCAAAGAAAATACTTTGCCTGCTCTCATGCCGTCTATGGTTGTAAATACATCATAATTTTTCTCTTTAACTACGGCTCCATTATTTAAATATTCTTTAAGATACAGCCAATCCTTAGCCCACAGCTTCCAGATTGAATTGTTTTCAGAAATTCCGCCTGTTCTTAAAATGTAAGAAGGATGAAACATACAATAAACTTCACAGTTAAATTCTTCTGATTTTAGTATTCTACCTCTGACCCTTGATATAGGATATTTTTTACCAAGTATCTGCAAGGTAGCTATTTCACCAAGACATACTATAATTCTTGGTTGAACCTTCTGTATGTCTTCTATTAGGAATGTTCTGCAGGATTGCAATGTTTCTCTAACAAAAGAGGATACTTTTTTGTCTTCTTTTCTTATCATGCACTTGGCAGCATTTGTTATAGCAACTTCATTCCTGTTAGTCTCCATAATATTAGTGAGGACTGTATTAAGCAACTGCCCGCTTTTCCCAATAAAAGGTATTTTATATTTTACTTCTTCCTCACCGGGGCTTTCTCCTATAATTAGAATATCGCTTTTATGAATAAGTCCATCTACTTTAATATTTCTGTTAATACATTTATCACAAGGATTTGAGTTCATCATAAATCTTTTTTACCTCCTCACACTTTTTTAGTTTTTCTATTAATTCTTTAGGAGGATTCTTACTGTTAAACAATTTTTCTAATTCATCATTAGAGTATAATTGTCTCAGCACTTTATCCAAGTCTGTAAGAAGCATTTCCTTTATCTTTATTTTCTCATAATCATCTCCATCACAATATTTATCAATCAATGTTTCAGATACAAATATAGAGTCTAAAGATTCTTTATACTTTTTTCTTTCATTAAAAGGAAATTTAATGGATATGGAATTTTCAGAGATATAGGTTTGGAGATGCCACCTTATACAGTGGTGCACAAAAGTTGACATGGAACTCCGCCCATCATATAAATCAATGGCTCTATTAATAGCTATATAAGATTCGCTGAATAGTTCCATTGTATCCATACTACTTCCCTTTTGATACTTAGTGGATAACTTTAGCCCTAAAGCTAAATAGTTATCCACTAATTTCCTTTTTACATCTTCATAGTTTAACTTATGTCTTTTTAGAAATAGTAGCTTCTTTATATACTTTCTTAATTCATATTTGGATAACCTAAGATTCTTTAAGTCTTGGTAGAATTTCATTCCAGAATAGGTCTGCTTCCATTATAATATAACTTTTCCCAGTTATACTGTTTGTAATTTGGAGAATAGGTATTTCATCTTTAGTGCAATGCTTCCTAACTGCTTCAAGCCAATTTCCAGCTACTATATGTTTTCTACTTTTAGTTATAATTTTAATTTTTTTGTTCTTGCACTGGATGGTTCCTATTATCCCGTAGCTTAATTTCCCAGATAACAAATCCACTGCTCTCCTCCTTTCTTATGACAAATAAAATTTCATCTTTGTTTAAATCTATACTATCAAAACTGTTTTTTATGTAGGAATTGATTCCAAGCACCTTCTTTACATAGGCAAATGTCTCCTTGTGTCTTATACCAGCACGCAGAGTTCCTTTTCTTACAACTTCTCTTAGTCTTTCTTCATTTACTTTTTTTACTTCAAATATTCCCTCATGAGGGATAAAGCTGTAAGACCTTAAATGCACTACCATCTTCTTCCTCCTTATTTTTAAGTATTGAATTATAATAGCATATCTTCCCCTCTTTTGTCAATTAATTATTAGTATAATTAACGGTTTGTAGAATAGGTATTGACAAAACCTTCTTGAAAATTATATAATTTATTATGGTAAGAGAATTAGTAGCTAAACCTATAAAGAATCCATCTAATTGGATGGAGTATGAAAGTAAACTCATAGCTAATGGCTATGAGGTAGATTATAAGCTTAAGAGTTTTTTTAAGAAGGTAGAGAAGCAACTCGGCAAGGATAAGATGAGGGTATTGCTTGCTGGAGTTGATATGTTTGATGACATCAGGATGGAATTTCCATATCTGAAGGCATCTATGGAGGGGTATCCTCATCCTTCTATGTTTCTGGTCAAGGAGGTCAGGAAGTATATATATAATAATATAAGGAATAAGCTGGAGAATATTCTGGATAAATTCCCATCAGATGAGAGAATTCTTAATTCCTGTATTGGCATTTATAAATATAGGAATAAAATAGAAGTAGAAAAACTAATAATGGAGGGATGTAATGAAAAAATTATTATTGGAACCTGCCGAACGGCAGAGAAAATGTGTGGAAGAAGAAAACCAGACTCTGAATTTTACAAATGGCTACACTCTGTTATTAAGCAAGCACAGCTTAGAAGTGGAGCTGATTTGTGAGATGTGTCCTTTCAAGGACGTTGAATGCAGTAACTGCCGAATAATTTTTTGTGGATAGTAATTAAATCGATTTAATTTCTGGAGGTGAAACAAATGAAGACTTTTTCAGAGCAATTAGATACTTATATTAGGGGAGCCTTCCCTCTCATCTACATATATTCTAATGAATATGACAGAGTTCTATCTGATTTATTCAATTATGTAGATGAGTTCAACTTAAATGTAGCTCCTCTTGTGCCGACAACGAGCACTTTAGGGAAGGGGCTTAGTATTTATATTTATAATTCTGGTTACGGCTTGTCTATAAACAATAATTATATTTCTGGCACTATGGAGCTGGAAGAAACTCTCAAATACATTCTGGATAATAATATAGTAGGTATATTTGTAATAAACAATCTACATCTAATATGGGAAAATCATTTTGCTAAATACAGAATTTATGATTTACTTTATGATATTTATCAGAATGGTAAAGTGAACCATCAACATATTATAGGTATAGGAACTGGCGAGCTGCCTCCAGAAGTTCAGCACTATTTTGTAACTATTGATTATAAACTCCCAACTCAGAATGAAATCAAAGAGGAAGTGATTGCCTTTCTTACTAATTATAATGTTAAAGCTACTAAGAAAGAAGTTGATGCTATATCTTCTATTTGTTCTGGAATGACCATTGCTGAAATACAAGGCTCCTTATCCATTGCTTTAGTGAATGAGGAAGATGGAATTGACTTAGAAATACTGAAACAGGAAAAAGCTAAGATGGTGCGTAAATCAGGGCTGTTAGAATGGATAAGAGATACTGAGACAATTAATGAAGTTGGTGGGCTGGAGTATCTGAAAGAATGGTTTACAAGAATAGCCTTTGTTTATAGAAATCTATCTAAAGCTGTAAAGTATGGATTAAAGACACCAAAGGGGTGCCTCATAACAGGTATTCCCGGTACTGGTAAAACTCTATCAGCTAAAGCCATAGCTTCTCTGTTTGGAGTTCCATTATTCAGACTTGATGTAGGTAGATTATTCTCCTCACTTGTTGGAGAGACTGAAAAGAATACAAGAGAGTTATTCAAATTAGTAGAAGCGGTAAGTCCTGCGGTTATTCTTGTAGATGAGATAGAGAAGGCTTTTGCAGGATTAGAATCCTCCTCTTCTTCTGATAGTGGAGTTACAGCAAGACTCATAGGCTCCTTCTTGTATTTTATGCAAGAAAAAAAGGCTCCATCTTTCTTTGTTTGCACCTCTAATGATATTACTAAACTTCCGCCTGAAATGCTTAGAAAAGGAAGATTTGATGAGATATGGTATGTAGGGTTGCCTAATGCTACTGAAAGAGATTCTATATGGAGAATACATCTACGGAAGACTGGGAGAAATCCAGATAAGTATAAAATTAATGATTTTGTAAATCTCACTGAAGGATTTACTGGTTCAGAAATAGAAGCTGTTATTCAGGAGGCTCTGTGTAATTGCTTTTATTCCCAGAAGGATTTGGATAGCTCTGAGTTAATTAAGGTAATAAATAAGACTACTCCATTGTCTAAATTAGAAGCTCCAAAAATTAAAGCTCTGGAGGAGTGGGCTGTCAAATTCAGGGTTAGAAGAGCCAATATGCAAGATGCTGTAACACAGCAGAAAAGGGCAATTATTAGGGGGAGTTGACAAAGACTTCCCTAATTTGCTATAATAAAATTATAAATCAAAGGAGGCTAAAATGAAAGCAAAAAAGGTGAATTTTACAATGCCTAAAAGAGACGACAGAGTTGCATTAGATTTTCTACAACAGGATGTTGAATTGCATTATAATCTTAAAAATATCACACCAAACATAATTCAAATATTGGACTGTTTAAACGCAATCACTGGTAGAATCACTGATGACTGTGGTGAGTGTCATCTCTTTAACGAATGCACTGCCATAATGGCATCATTGGCTATTGTTCCCATTGTTATTACCTACTTGGAGAGAGTAGGAGTAGACGATGGGATAATACAATAAGGAGGTGTAAAATGAGAGCAAAGGTATTAAGAAGAGAAGAAAGAGTATTGGAGCATACTGCTCAGCCTATCCCTTTGCTTATTGATGCTCTTGGTTCTATTAGAGACGAGATTAAAAAGCTGGAAGCAGAGGCAGATGTAATAAGGAAAAAGCTTGACAACTTAGAAGAAGGAAAGTATGATGGAAGGAGATATACACTTACTGTAACTCAGAATACACTAATTTCTGAGGTGGATAAGAAGGCTCTTCTTAAAAAGCTTGGACCACAGAAGTTCCTTGAAGTTGTGTCTGTTTCAATAGAGAAGCTCAAGGAATATGTTGCTCCTAAGGATATTGAGGAAGTAGTTAAAGCTACCAAGACGATAAAAAGATTTTCCGTAAAGGAGAAAAAGGATGATAGCCGTTAAGATGATGACAGGTGAAAAATCCGTAGAGCGTTTTGGGCTAGTATCCTTCTATATCTTCCATGTAAGAAATGATGGAATGGAAGAATCTCTGTTTAAATGTCCTATCTATGATAGGGCTTCCTCTAAAAAGGAAGATAAAAGACAGAGATTCTTCATTCTTGAAGGGAGAATGAAAGAAGGAACTATGCTAAAACTTGTGTCAAGATACTCTACATTTGGTAAACCTACTGAATACAATGAAATGTATATCAGACTTAGTGATAAAGCTAATAAAATACGAATTACTGGAATTCAGGAGGTAGGGTATTTTGAAGGAAACGCTGAAGTTATAAAGGGAAATCTTCCAATTGAGGTTATTCAGAATGTTACGAAAATTAGAGATATAATCAGGAGGACAAAATGAGTGAACTTAGAACTATTAAAATTCCAATAGACACTTCTTTATTAAAAGAAGTAGCACATGAATTAAATTGGGAAATAAAAGAAAATGTTCCAATCTATGGGTTTGCTACAAAGAACTTTATAGGAGAAGTTGTGTTAAAACCACGAACTTCTCCAGATATTGGAGTAGTGAAAGGCAAACTTGTATATGACAGCACCGCCCACAAGAATGCAGAGCTTCTTATGAAAAAATATTACTACTACCTATTAAGAAAGAAAGGGCTCAATGTTCATATGATTGAAAATGATTCTTATGTTATGTATGCAATTAAATCGATTTAATTCGGGGGTTATTATGATATTTGTAAAATTGAATAAGAAAACATTGGAGCTTGTTTTGGATGCAGAAGGTTATATAAATATGGAATGTATTAAAGACTTAGACAAAATAACACAAATTTTAAAGGCAGAAGTAGTAAACAGAAGATTAAAAACAGTAAAAGACAATCAAGTATATAGGAGGCAAAAATGAAACAAAAACAAATTACTAAGACACAGGCACCACAACCGGACAACACTGAAAAACTAAGAGCTTTATTAAGAAGAGAGTCTGAGACTTGGTATGATATCGCCACAGTAGCATACGAAATCTATTCTTCTCAAGAGTGGAAAGCCAAAGGATATGAGTCTTGCAAAGATTATGTAAAAGCAGAGCTTGCTCCAGCTGGACTGTCTTATGAGATGTTCATGTATAGGGTAAAGATGGGGCAGGCAATTGAGACCTATGCAATTTCTAAAGACGAATTAATAGGTATTGGCTGGACAAAGTTCAAAGAAGTAGCTTCTCTTTTATTAACTGAAAACTTCCCTGTTGAATCCTTACAATCTACACTTGATACAGCCAGACAATTGAGCAGAGAGGAATTACAAGACTATGTAAGAAAAGAAAAAGTAAAACATGTTAAGGGCGAGGAGATTGAGAAGATACTCACTCTTAAATTCAAGTTACTTGATGAGCAAGCTGAGATAGTTAAAGAAGCTCTACATATTGCTCAGGAGTTATCCCTTTCAGATAACTTGAATGTAGCTTTGACTTATATATGTTCAGACTTTGTTATGAATCATGCGACTGACAATGATATCATTGAGGCTCTTCGTTCAGAAGTACTGAAGAAGAGTAAAGAGATACCTCAGGTAAGCAAGAAAAGGATAAAAGCCTAATGTTAGCTGGGCTGTGTTTACTGCATAAAATACTTCTTGATAAAGATATAGAAGCTCTAAGTAGGGTTCCTGATGACCAGCTTACTGAGGAGGAGTATTGTGAATATAATAGGATACGGAAATTCTTGAGGAAATATAAAAGTCTACCTCCTCCAACAATAGAACCTGAGGGATTTCAGGATTATCCAGTAGATTGGTGGCTTGAAGTTATATATGAAAGAACTATACAGAATGTGATACTTGAATTTAAGGAAATGCCTTTTGATAACCCAGCTCAGGATTTGGCTAAGCTGTATAAGCGACTGACTAAGCTATTGTCTGAAGGAAATAAAGAGTATGTGATTAAGCCTGATGAGATAATAAGCAGGGCTAAATCCATTATACAGGAGGCAAGAAAAAAGAAACTTGCTGGAATAATGGGATATCCAACAGGGTATCCCATTATTGACAATCTAACAGGGGGATATTTACCTACTGATATATTTGTATATGTTGCCAGAACAAAGATGGGAAAAACAATGTATATGCTTAATTCAATGAATAAATTATTGGATGCCGTTCCTTGTATGTTTGTATCACTTGAAATGGGAGAACGGCAGATACTTATGAGATTATTAGGACTGAGATTTAAGAGTAATGTATTTACAGACCAGAAGAGAATAATAAGCTCATTTGTAGAAAAGAAGCTGGAAAAGCTGAAATTGAATTTATACTATGTAAACGGTGCGGGACTTAAGAACTTACTGGAGTTATACTCATTGATTAAGGTTTATGAACCTGCTGTTGTTTTTGTTGATGGTGCTTATCTGCTTAAATATGGGCAGAAGTTTAATTCAGAATGGGAGAAGGCAAAGGCTATTGTTGAAGAGTTAAAGCAAATAGCAATGAAGACAAAAACATCAATAGTCTGCTCCTATCAGATGAACAGAAGTGCATCTTCTGCAAAGGAACCTGATTTACAACATATTGCTTTATCAGATGCAATAGGGCAGATAGCATCAGTAGTTGTAGCAATTACTCCAGATAATACTGGAGTATCAAGAATTATGCATCTGATTGCAAATAGGGAGGGGATATCAGATGTCAGAATTCCAGTGAATTGGGATTGGGCAAATATGAATTTTGACCAGCTGGAAATGACATCTAATACTGAAGAGGAAGAAGGATTAGTAGAAGAATTTGAAGATTTATTGGAGGAGACTTATGAACAAGATTGAAAGATATAATAAATACCCCGAGGCAAGGAACAGACTTGCCAAATGTGTACGAATTTTATCTTATATTGTAAAGGAAGAGGATTTGATGAAGCTCGCTCCTATGGATATAGAGACGACAGTTTTTAAAATGCTGACTTCAAATGATGAAATCGTAGAAAATTATTTTAGAACAAATGGTATAAAGTATGATAACCAATGCAAACGAATAAAATTAAAGAGTTGATAAGTCTATTCTTAAAAAGACCTTCAAAAGAAACAGGAGAAGGCTGGGTTATGTGTTCTTGCCCCTTTGCAACATGGACTCATACTGGAGGAGATGACAGCAGATATTCGTTTGGTATCTCTACATCAGGAGGTTATAATTGTTTTACCTGCGGAAAACATGGCTCTATTCTTTCTTTACCTAAAGAGATAGCTCGGTATTGGCACATTAATCCATTACCTATGGAAGAGTTTATAAAGGAACACATCGGCAATTATACAGAGACTACAAGTGAAATCAGATTAACTGAAATTCCAGCTGAGGTGATTGAAGTTTACCCATATGCTCCATCTATTCTACATCTTACTCCTCAGGATGTAATTAAATGGAACATCAGGTATGATGAAAGTAATTCGTGTCTGTTTTTTCCTGTGTATCATGAAGGTAAAATAATAGCAATAAAGGTGAGGAAGCTGCCCAAAGTTTTCTATTTTCTTGGTTCTAATACGAATTTCAAAAGAGCTGGTATCTGGTATGGAGAACAGTTTAAAAAGACTGATGCTATCTTTCTTGTAGAGGGAGAAAGAGACGCAATATTACTTGGTAGGTATGTAACAGTGTGGGCTTCTCTTGGAGAACCTACAACTGCTCAACTATCTACTATTAGAAAATTAAACAGAAAGGTGGTGTTGTTCTTTGATAATGATGAGACAGGTAAAAGGATAAGGCAGAAGGCTAAAAGGCAATTATTGAACTTTCTACCATTGTATTATGTCTCTAACTATTGTGGCTGTAAAGACCCAGCCGAAATAGTAGAGAAGGGAAAAATCAAACAAGCATTAAAATCAATTAAAAAGGAGGTTTTATAATGAGCAGTTGGTTTAAAAAGGGAGATGAAGCAAGAAAGGCATTAGAAGAAAGAGAGAAGTTACAGCAACAAATGAAGGAGAAGAATTATGTGAAGTTCTACCTTAAACCAGATATGGAGGCTTCGGTTATTTTTGTAGATGATGAAGGTTTTTGGTGTGAGACTCATACAGTTAAAACAGGAGCTGGATTTAGAACAGTAACCTGCTCAGCTGGCATGAAGCCATGTCCAATTTGTATGCAATTGGGAGACAGACCACAGGGAGTTTTGTGCTACACAGTAATTGATTTACGCCCATATGTTAAAAAGGATGGAACGGTGGTTAAGTTTACAAAAAGTTTATTAATGGCAAAGAGAACACTTGCAAAACAGCTTGATGATTATAAGAAAAAGTTTGGCTCCCTTGTTGGAGTAAAGTTTATATTAAAACGCTATACTGACAAGGATGCAGCATGCGGGATTGTTAAAGAGGTGGTAGAGGGAAAAAGATTTAATCTATTAGGCTTAGGGAAAGAGTATGCTGTTCCTTACGATTATGAGAAAGTTCTTGCTCCGCCCACAGATGAAGAATTGAAGTATATGGGATTTCATGTAGCTCCAAGTGTTTCTGATATAACCTCTGATACTGTGATAGAAGAGGATATTATTGAAGACGATGTAACTGAGGATGAAGAAGAGATAATTCCTGATGATGAAGCAGTTGTAGAAAATACAGATTCTGAGGAACAAGATGAAATAGATATTGATGGTATGCTTAATGATTTAGTTGATGAAGAGGAGCCTGCTTCAGATAAACAACCGTCTCTTTTTCCAGACACTGATAAAACAAAAAAGAGCAGAACCAAAAAGAAATGAAGATACATTGTGTAAAACATATGGCATTAGTTTCTGGGTATCCTGAGGATATCTTCAAAAAGCTTACTATCAAAAATACATATACCAATAAAGAGGTATATGCTTATGATTTTGCTGAAGAAGATAAGCTCTGGATACCCAGAGCTTTAATTAAGCGTCAGCCTGATGATGCTGGATGGAAGACAATAGATATTAAGGCAAAAAATTATGAGCTATATCCATACCAGAAGATATTGGTTGATAATTTTCTAAAGGCAAATACTTCTGGAATTATACAAGCTGGAACAGGAACAGGCAAAACTATTATTGGAATTGATTTAATTATTAAGCTTGGGCTTAAAGCTTTAGTGATTGTGCCTACTACTCAAATATTTAAACAATGGGTTAGCAAGATAGAGGAACTATGTGGTTTTCATCCTTCTGTTATCTATCAGCATACTTGCAAATATGATAAGCCTATTACTGTTGCAATGCTTCATACTCTTGCCTTCGGGAAGTATATTGATAGAGATGCTATTTATAAAGAATTTGGAACTGTCATATATGATGAAGTTCATCGGATGGGAGCTGAGCATTTTCATACGGTTATAAAATATTTCTGGGATAAATATAGAATAGGATTATCAGGCACAGTGGAAAGACGAGACGGCTTCACACCTTTATTTAAATACCACATTGGTGATATTGTAGTTGATTACAGCAAAGTTAGAGTAACCCCTGAGGTTATTGTAGTTAATTATTATGACATTGACTCTTCTTGTAAAGGCTGTTATTCATATGGTGATTTCTTGATATCCAAATACTATAACAAGATTACAAATCTCTTATATAGGAATGCTTTAATTCTTGGATTGATATTGCAGAGCTACAGAAAAGGTAGAAGGACTCTTGTGCTTACAGACAGATTGAAGCATGTTAGTATCCTGCGTGATATGGCTATTAAATATATAAAAGGCAAAAAACTAGGACGCTTTACCTACAAGTTTAAAGATATGACAAGACAAGTAATAATAGGAACTTATGGTTCGGCTTCTACTGGGTTAGATATTCCAGACCTTGACTGTCTTATATTTGCTATGCCAAGAGTTGATGTACGACAAGCAATAGGCAGGATACTCAGACCAAAGAGAAAAGTGCCTATTGTGATAGATATTGTAGACAAATCTTCTGTGATTATGAACAAGTTTTTCAAAGTAAGATTAAGCATCTATCAAAAACTTGGATGCAAAATTCATTACATAAATATTATGCGGGAGGATGTAGATGCCTTTGTCAAACGAGAAGTGGGAAAAATACAGGAATACAATTCTTTACAAGAGGAAGCTTAAATATTTAAATAATGAAAGTTATCGCAATGGTTTATTAATCGCAGTACAGAAAAGGAAATTTTTAAATAGATTTTTTAAACAAATGGAGGTGTTCTATGAACAAAACAATGACAATTCCTAATGTAACTTTATCTGTTGGAGCAACTATAAATATCGGCAATTATCAGTCTGTTAGAGTTGGGCTGTCAATGTCATTGCCTGTGAGCAAAAATTTTAAAACCACAGTCAAGGCATTGCAAAAGGAGATGGATAAACAACTTAAGGAGTGCATTGACCACTACACAGATGTTATAAATGAAATAATTGGAACCCAACTAACAATGGAGGAAATCCATGAAGATAGCCTTGATGAAATATAAAGAACTCCAATATGTAAATAGGATACCAAGCTATATTTATAGTTTTGATTATCTTACAAAGGGTGGAATTCCAGAGGGCAGATTTACTCTGTTCTTTGGAGACAAATCTACTGGTAAATCTACTCTCTCACTGAGATTGGCTAAGAGTTTTCTTGATGCTAATCCAGATAGAAATGTAGTATATGTTGACTTTGAGCAAGCATTTGATAGAGCTTGGTGTGAGGCTATTGTAGGAGATACAGATAGATTTTATATAGTTCAGCCCAGCTATGCAGAAGAAGGAATAGAACTGTTAATGGAATTAACTGAAAAGCCCGAGCATGGTTTCTATATAATAGACAGCCTTGCTATGGTTATACCTATGAAAGAAGCTGAAGCTCCGGCTGACTCTTCATTAGTAGGCGTTTCAGCAAAAGCAGTGAGTAGCTTACTTAGAAAGATGGTGCCTAATGTCTCCAAACAAAACAGGAATGGAAATCCTGTAACTGTGCTTTTGATTAATCAAGTAAGAGTAAATATAGGTGGTTATTTTTCTGGATATACAAAGCCCGGTGGTAAATTACAAGACGCTCTTGCTGCTCTGGAAATAAGATTTTATGTAAAAGAATATGCAAAAGGACAAGAAACTCCAAATAAAGTTACTTATGCTTTTGTTATAGAAAAGAATAAAGTAGGTGGAATTCCAAAGGTAGTAGGGGAGTATACGATGGCTCTTGTCAATCAGGGATTTTATAAGGCTGGTGATGTTATGGATGAGCTGGCAATTTTTAATAAGTTAGTTGAGATAGGAAAGATAGATAAAGAGAACATAAAATTTGCAGATAAGACTTATAAAAATAGAAAAGAGTTTTTAACTGAGCTGTATAGAAATAAGGCTTTAAAATTGGAGGCTATTCATACTATTATAAAGGAGGCTGTATGGTTATCGGATGTATAAGATGTGGAAAACAAATACAGATAAGAGATGTGATAGGGCTATCCTATACACCACCTGTGTGTAGTGAACCTTGCTTTGTTGACTATATAAAAACTTTTACTCCGAATAAAGATATTGTGTATGAACACTTTAGTAAGGATATAAAACCATTTCGCAGTAAGTGGGAGGAGCTGGTTTATTATAAATTAAAAGAGTTATTTGGTAATGTGCTGTATGAACCTTTTATTTTAGAAAGAGCGTATGTGCCTGATTTTTATCTGCCAGACCATAATGTATTTTTGGAGGTTAAAGGAAAGTGGACTTCTTATACAAAATTTGTGACGATGGCACAGAAGTATCCTATTATTTTATTAAATAGGGGTGTTCTTAAAAGGCTAAAATGGATACATTAGAAAGACTGCCAGACATAATTTCAAGAGTTATAGAGGCTTATTCTTATGATTTAAGACATAGGAATAAGCCTCTCAATAAAAAGAAAATGACTAAGCTTCATGCAAGGGCTCTTCTTACCTTAATCAGAGATTGCACCGACAGGATTGAAGCTATTGTTGATTATGATGAAGGCTTTAAACATATTTTTATTCCGCATTTGATTGATGCATTAGATAGTTTAGTAAATGTAATAACTATGTGTGAGCATTATAGAAGGGAGGATGATATTGAGCAAGCACTTGACAGAGCAATTGATGACACGGATATACAAGAATTTAAGGAGGAATAGAGGTAGAAAACCCTCTATCACTGATATCCATGCAACTGATGTATTAAAAATTTGTTTGAGAGAAAAGCTAATCCTCTATCAAAAGGGATTACTTAAAGGTAACAATATTTATATAAGCGATGGTAGATATGTGACTTTCATGATAGGCAACAAAATTGAGGATATTATTTTGGAATTAATAGAAGGCACCAAGCCGCCTGCTATGGGATTAAAGATAGGAGACTTACGCCTTATTGGTTCACCTGATGGCATTATTACTTTAGATGGGGAAAAATATATTGTAGAATGCAAAAGTATAAATAGGGAAGCATTCAACAGCCTTGTGAAACCAGTGCCTACTCATCTATACCAGCTATCATTTTATTGTTGGATTTCTGAAAAACTGAAACTGGATTATGATTATAAAACTGGCATAATAATATACATGGCAAAAGAAGAAGTCAAAGACCCAATAAAGCTCTTTGTAGCAGAGAGGGATAGTTATGTATGCAATATTTATGAGCAGACTTTGAAAAGCTTAAAACGCTTTGTAAAGTATGGAGAATTACCAAAGCGAATATGTGCTAATGTCAGCACTCAGTTTGCAAAAACCTGCGTAGTAAAGGAGGAATGCTTTGCTATTAAAGAAAGATATTCTTGATTTAGTAGAAAAGGAATTATTTCTAAGACAGCTTAAGAAAAAAGAAAGGCAGTTTGTTGAAACATACTTAACAGTCTTTGATTTAAAGAAGACTTGCCAGCTTTGTGGTATGAGATACTTAAGAGGATTTGAGTGGCTCCAGAAACCTCATATTCAACAGGCAATAGAATACGGGCAGGAGCTTATTTCAAGGAGAAACAGAATAACACAGGATTATTTTGTTACCAAGCTTAAAGAAATCGTAGAGGATACAAGAACTAAGCCGTCTGATAAAATCTCAGCTTTGGGGCTTCTTGCCAGAGTTACGGGGCATATAAAAGATACTGCTCCAGAGCAAAAGCAGTTAGTTGTTTTACGGCAAGTATCTGCCGATAATGGAACCATTGAAGTGTCATCATCTGATAAGGATATTGAGTAAAACCAGAGGTTTATATGGCGGAGAAATTAAATCGATTTAATTTCTCTAACGGCATATTAGCCGTCTTTTATCAAATCAGCCATCTTTTATCCAATAAAATCCACAGCCTACCTCCTCCAAAATTTCTCCACTTCACAAATATGGCAGAGGCTGTCTTTGACAGTTTGAAAAAATAAAAAAGGAGGTTTCAAATGGGTTATTATTCTTATTTCATGTTCCGTATTAAAAACGGAACAAAAGTTGATAAGGAAAAGGCTAAGAAGTTGGAGCAGTTCTTCAAGGATGAGAACAATTACGAATATGTAAGTGGATTCTATGGGGTAGTTCTTGAAACGAAAGATGATGGTGTTCTGGAAGATATAAGGATTGAAGAATATTACTCCAAATTCAGTGATGATGAATTATTTGCCAAATCATTATCAGAAGTTCTTGTTTCAGGAGAAGTTGACCTAATGTTCAGTGGGGAAGATGGTATAAGCTGGGGCTACAAGGTAACTCCGAACAAAGTAATTGAGATGATGAGCGTCTTTCTTACGATGGAAGAGATAAAGAAAGTAGAAAGATTTTTAGGAAGAACGCTATTTTATATGGTTTGGTAGAAAGGAGGTAACTAATATGTCACACAGCAGAGTTTTTTGTATGGTAAGGGATATAAAGAACACAGAGGAGGTTGAGAATGCACTTGCAGTTGATGCAATAGATGTGGTTGAGGCTATTCGTGGTTGTGACTATGCAGATGATAGGCTGGAAGAAGGAGAAGCATTCGTGCAAGAAGATGTTGACTGGCTCGCCGATTGGATTGGTATAGACGGAAAAGTTGGAGCAGAAAGTGAACCGTTAATCAAGCCTAAGAAAATAGAAATAAACGGAGAAAAGTATGCCTATTGGGCTATTCCCACAAGTAAGCTAAAAGCTACTATTGAAAAAGAAATGAAAAAAAGAGTCGCCCTAATAAAGAACGAACTGGAGCAACCCCATCCTAATTTAATAGAGATAGCCTATGATGCTTACTTGAGGAAAGACTTTTATTTTTATATGCCCGATTGGGGCTTTCTAAATGAAGTAGACTTATACGAATATGTGTTAAACAATTCTAATTATAGATATGAGCATTTCTATGTTGTAAAGACAATTGACTATCATTTCTAATTAAGCCCTCATAAAACAGCCCTCCAAAAACAGCCGAATAGATTGAGCCTATTCAGTCTATTCGGCTATCTTTTATCATCTATCCTATATTTCGTCCTTCGTATATCGCCTTTTTTCGTTTTAATCATATCGTTAATCGTTAGTTTCTCCACTTCACAAGTAGGGCAAAGCCTGTCTTTGACAGGTAAAAAACGAAATAATTTGGAGGTAGTTAAGATGTTACATGAAGTAGAGTTCAAAACTTATGGAGAATTAACAGTGGAAGAGGAAGTTATACGAGAAGGAGTGGCGGAATTCGTAGCGGAAGCGGTGAAAATGATGAAGTTGCCTGTGGTAGACGAGCGTTTTATTAAACAAGAAGTATTGAAGAGCATCGCAAGCATAGACCTTTCATCCTTCGTTATGAAGGATGGAAGGAAAATAACCAAACGGTTGTGGGGAGCTATAACAAGGGAAGTTCCTTTGGTAGCTTCCCTGAACAAGGAACGAAATGACGCTATTTATAATGTATTTTGTGCTATCGTGCGGAAGTATTACGCACCGATAGACAGTTTTGTAGCACAGGTGCGTGATGCGTTAGACCTAAATTTGGGAGTATGGAATGACAGTTACTCCTGCTTCCGTGACGGAAAAGAAAGGAGTTTTACTCCTTTCTTTTTCCATAAGAACGGAATAATGTTACTAACTATCAATCAGAGCCGTGCTTGGCTCTGGGAGATAGATAACGAAACCATATGTGTTTTTAACGCATATGGGAGAGATATTTCTAACAACTCTGATAGAGCCCTAATCGCAGAGGCGGTTAGAAGACTCTACGGGTGGGCAAGATGCAAATACAAGTATATAGAGTGCTACTCTGGCATTCTATATATAAATAACGATAGGGCACTTGTCATTTCGTTTGGAGACAAGTTGCCTAATAAAATTGATATGGATTTATATGAATTCATCTGCCCGTTCTGTGGACGGATAGCCAGATTAAACGATTTTGTCGCACTTAATAGTGACAGTTATTCGTTTTTCTGGGTGTATAATGGACATGAAGCAGAAGGTCGCACGGTTTTAATGTGCGAACGCTGTTATGATGATGGTGTTGCGGATGAGCTGTGCACCGAACAGTTCTACTATTGTTACCGCTGTGACGAAAGACTGTATGAAAGCGAAGCATACTTCGTGAACGGAGAGGTATACTGCGAAGGATGCTTTGACAATTTATTTTTCTATTGTTCGGAATGTGGAGAACCTTCTCCACGAGATGAAGCATATGAAACGTGCAATGGGGACTTGGTATGCTCCTATTGTTCGGAGCATTATTATACAGAATGTGACAGGTGCCACCTTCTTGTAAAAGATGATGACGCACGCTATATAAACGATGATGAATGTTACTGCCCCGATTGCTACTATGAAGAAACCAGAGAAAGGAGACTTAACGATGAATACATTGAAGAATAAATTAGTAACCTTGATTACCGATATAGATGTATCGGTAATCTTATACTTATACGGGGTGAAGGCACAGCCCCGTTTTGAAAAAAGCCGAATTTTATACAGAAACGTGCCATATCATATAGCTAAAAAGATAAAAGATGCCCTTTCGGGACATCTCGTAAAAATACGATATAGGAGAAATAAACATGATAAATGTTAGTGATTTCATAGAAATTTTAAGATTATCAGATACTGAACTGTTCCAGTATCTGATAGAAAACAATAGAAACGCTATTGTTGGAGACAACTTTATCCTTTATTTTAAGGATAAACGATATCCAACATTGGTAGCACATATTGACACGGTGCATAAGGAGACACCAAAGAACATACTCTGGAATGACCGCTATATGTGGTCTCCCGAAGGAATTGGAGGAGACGATAGATGCGGAGTTTACGCTTTACTTCAACTTCAGCACCTATCAAGCGTGAATTTATTGTTTACTAACGGTGAAGAAATTGGTGGAGTTGGTGCGATGGAAGCCTGTGATTGTGAGATATTGAGTAGCACTCCATACTTCATAGAGTTAGACAGGCGTGGCACCGATGCCGTTTTCTATAACGATGAATTGCTTTCCCGTGATAAACGGGTAAGGCAGTTCGTCAAGTGCATAAAGAAATTCTTCAAGATAGGCACGGGTTCATTTTCTGATATTTCCATTATTGGTGAATATTTCCAAGTAGCATCGGTAAATCTTGGAATAGGCTTTCACCGAGAACACACGCTCGGTGAATATATAGATTTAAAAGAGATGAAGTATACGATATCAGTTGTGCCTGAACTGATATCGTTGATAAATAAGGAGACAAAAGGCAAAAAGATAAAACATAAGAGCAGTTTCTGGTATAGAACATGGAGCAATCGTGGCTTTCATTGCTACGATTGCACAAGTTGGGATTGCGATAATTGTAAATATCGCAATTCCATTTACTATTAAGTAAGCCGAATTAAACCGATTTAATTCACAATAGCGTCAGAATATTGACACCTAAAATTCAAAAACGATAGGGGTAAACTTGCAAAAATCGTCAATATTCTGACGCTATTGTGAATTAAATCGGTTTAATTTCTATCCAGCCTATCGTTAAAATCCCGCCTATTGTTAGCCTATCGTTACAGTCTGCCGAATTCATACCTATCGTGCCGAATTCCTTATCGTGTAAACTATCGTTAATAATAACAATACACACTAATAATATATTAAAGATATATTATTAGTGTATATTATCAGTGTAAATTCAATCGTTCCAAATTAAATCGGTTTAATTCATTGCCTATCGTTATACTTCTATCTTCAATCGTGCCGAATTCTCGCCTATCGTTGTAGCCTATCGTTACAGCCTTTTTTGCCCACGATTATAACGATAATCTATCGTGTATCTTTTAACCGTGTCGTGCCGTGTGCGGGAGCAAAAAAATATCTTTTATTAGCCTTCTTTTGTCCACACACGATATGCACGCATAGATTTACTGCTCTGGAGCGGTGAAGTTTCTGAACTTCACATAGAGGTTGACTGCCATTGGCAGTTAGAATAAAAATTTGGGGGTAAGAAAATGAGTAACAAGAAACAGTATGATTATGGGGAGTTATTTAGTAAACTGCTTACAGCAGTAAAACAAAGAGACACAAGTAGAAAGTTAGATTGTCTATTTTTATTGGAGTATATTCAAGTAAAGATAGACAATCAAATTCAAAGCTTGCGTGTAGTTGATGTTTTCAAGAAGTTTAATGTTGCAATCCCTGCAAATGCAATCGGCTACTCCAAAAATGGGGTAATCATGTTGTTTTCAGAAAAATCACAACCACAAAAAACAGAAAAAAAGAAACCAAAGAATGTTGCAGAATTATAAGAGGGGCGGAAGCCCCTCTCAATTTTTTTAATTTTCTTTTAACCGTGTTACCCCTGCCTTGTTTTCAAAAAATTGAGCCTTCACGAATTAAATCGGTTTAATTTCTCTTACTATGAATTTTTATTATAAGCTTCAGCCTTCGGCTTAGTTATGCAGCCGTAGTCTGCCTTTGTATTTATACACCAGTAGGTGGGAACACGGAGGGGAGTTTATTAGCTAGCCTTTGCCTTTTCCTATGACCCATCTATAAATGGGAGAGGTTTTTTATAATCTATTATAAACGGAAGGAGTCTTTTATAAATAGAGGGTGCTTTTATAAGTTAGGAGCTTTATAAACTGGGGTGCCGCTGTAAATAGAGGGTGCTCTTATAAGTAAGAGATGTTTATATAAGTAGTTCAAAAAGATGGTGCTTTTTTAATTTGTCTGCAGGGGCAAGGCTCTTCATCTGCAGCAGCGGAGGCTGGTATGAAAACATATATTTATATTGTATCATGTAGGCTATGAAAAAGTAAATAGGTGGTTATACCTTATATATTATATATAGGTAGGTGGGAAAGGGGCGGGGGGTTCTTAGTCTGCAGAGGTGGTAATTTTACCCGAAGCTACTTATATTATAACATATAAGGTGGGAGAAATTAAATCGATTTAATTCGGCTTGTATTTGGATTGTGCTGGGAAAGGGCGGGCTTATACCTTTATATATTATATAGAGAAATTAAATCGATTTAATTCGGCTTGTGTAATAATTGTATATAAAACTTGACAAAAAGTGCTATTTTGTTATATAATTTTTATCAGAAAGGAGGTGATTTTTTATATGATTAGGTTAAAAGATTTTGCCAGAAGAAAAGGAGTGTCTTATATGACTGCTTGGAGGTGGTGGAAACAGGGGCTGATTAAGGGAGAAAGAATAGGCTCCCTTATTTATGTTGAAGATACTGATGAATTCTCTATGATACTTGATTATAGAATCAAGGAATTAGCCGAGCAGTATGGTATCAATTATTCTACTGCAAAAGCTATTTATGACAGAGGCTTTTCTGATGGATTTAGATGTAGTTAACAGAGCAGGTGAAGTAGTGGATGAGGGAGTTTATATTGGGCAGGATGAAAACTTCTATATTATAAAGGTAATGTCTCTGTCTAAAGACGTATTATACGAAAATGAATTAAAGTTTATGAAACAATATTTTTCTTTAATTAAGGAGGGTTCATGGGAATTGGTGTAACAATAGCTAACATGATTTTAGATATTTTAGCCGATTATCCAGAAGGCATAAGATGTAATGAAGTATATGACATGCTTGTTGAAAAGGGATATCCTTATGATTCTATAAGAATGGCGGCTTACAGACATCTGAAGGATAAAATGATTAGAATTCCTTTAAGAGATGGATATAAATTTGATGGCTGGTTATGGAAGTTGAAAAAAGATGGAGAAGTAATTGACAAGAGATTTAAGCATGGTAATCGTAGCATCTGCAGACCAGATTATATTTCATTAGCAGATAAAGTAAGCAGCCAGCTATTGGAGCAGACATTTGACAGCACTGTTCATTTATGCTGTGGTTGTATGAATTTTATCTATGATGGCGGTTTTGCCTACTGTGAGGCTGAGCATTTGGGAGGACAGGCATTTGATATAGATAAGATAAGGAAAGAAATCACTTCCGATATTGATGTAAAAAGGGAAACTGCAGCATTTATAAAAGAATTAATCACAATTAAAACCTGTAAAGATTTTAAAGGAAGAGAAGGATGCGTTCAATATACTAAAAATGAAGATTGAACTAAAATTGAGGAGCTGGCTTGCCATACACGGTTTAATTAAGATGGAAGCATACAAAGAAGGGGAGGATAAAAAATGAAAAAGCTGTTTAGCTGGTTATTGATGGGTATGGTGGTAGGAGTAATGCTGGGCTACGCTTGGCATTACTTCGCAGTGAAAGACAAGTTAGAAGTATACAAGAATTACGAGCAGATATTAAAACAAAAAGATGCACAGATATTGAATTATCAATTCAGGTCTGAATTATGCTGCGGATATATAAAATACGCTTTACAGAAAAGGGGAAAACGATGACAAAAATATATATATATTAAAGAAAGGGGTGAGTAAAAATGAATACAAACAAAAATAGACAAAGAGGTAAGAGGACAGAAAGAGCAATAGCAAAAAGGTTGGGAGGAAAGAGAGTAGGGATACTTGGTAAAAGTGATGTGGAACATGAACTATTTAGCTTTGAGGTTAAAAGTAGGTTGAAGTTTGTCGGTGAAAAATGGTTTATACAAGCTGTAAGGAATTGTGAAGAAGGCAAAATTCCTGCTGTAATTGTTCATGTAACGGGGCAGCATCATAAAAATGATTATGTAATTATTAAATTAAAAGATTTTGAAGATTTCTTGGGGGGAATCAGATGAAAGAATATCAGAGAGTATGTTTGAAGTGTAAGAAAGTATTTACTACAAACAGTAAGGAAAAGAGACTTTTATTTTGTACTGAGTGCAAGCCTTCAAAACAAAGACCTTATATTCTATCTACTCTTGCTTACTATGACCCGGTAGCTGTCAGGCTGATAGATGCTATAAAAAAGGAATCTGATATAAATAATTTAAAGAAGTTAGTCGCTGAATTTCATGCTGTATGTGGTAGATTTTTGGAGATTAAAAACCATCAAAGATATCCAGATGCTATAAGTTGTGAGCATTGTATTAATTTTAAAGTTAAAAAGCATAGTGATAATAAGCTTGTTATGTTCTGTTCGGCTGGATGCTTACGTAATAAAAAAGGTGATATTACCTTATTTAAATACAGTAGTTACTACTATGGAAATATAAGCACTCATCAGAGATATTATTCTTTGTGGAGTAAAAAGGCTCGCTCATGTGCTAATTTTAAGGAGGAATAGATGGATTTACAGAGTTTTAAAAATATAATATGGCAAGTGTTTAATGATATAGAAGAATTAATGGAAGTGAAAAATAAGCAATATGCTAATGAGACAAATATATTTAAGAATTTTGAAGAAGGTAGCAGACTTTTAAAAATGACACCAGAGAAATATCTATGGTCTTTACGCTTAAAGCACGAGCTTGCCTTGTTGGAAGCCATAGAAAACAATAACTATAATGTAAAGGAAGTTAAGGAGAGGATACAAGATTGTATCCTCTACTGCCTTCTGTTATATGCTATGGTGATTAATAAATATTCTGATGAATATTAACTTTGAATTATCTCATCTTATAGAAGGATGTCATAACAGCACCTTATATATATTATAATTTATAATAAGATGCCAGTTATACCGAAACCACCAGAGACAAATACAATTTTAGACTCCTTATATCAAAACATTGATTTGCCCACCCCTATGCCTTTAATTGCCCGTGAGGCACTAACCAGAGCTACATTAGCAGCCTTGCCCGATATAATGAATGAATCAGGCTCTTTTCTTACTTCAAATGCAATAAAAAATATTGCTTCTGATACAATACAAGCTATTCCCAAAAAACATATAGAAGGTATAAAGTATGTGGATGTTGTATCTCCAGCAGATGTGGCTAATATGGGGGAAAGTAATGCTAATTATATAAGTGGATATTATGTACCTTCCCAAAGTGCTATTTTCTTAGTAAAAGGCAGAGCCTTACCTTCAACTACTGCTCATGAAGTAGGGCATCATGTTTTTTATGTTGCTGAGCCTAAAAATATAATGTCTGTAATTCAAAATTATGATAAAATACCTTTGTATGATTTAGCACGATTAACTAACTTAGGAGGAGCTTTGATTAACGACCCTGCTGAATTATTCGCCCAATTATATTCACTTCGTATAGCCAATTCATTAGCAAACAGATATGGATATTATCCATTCAGCTATATGGGTAAAGATTTAAATGGCTTTTTCAATATTATAAAGAACAATTATCCAGAATTATATAACGCTCCATATAGAATGCCACCATATAAGGGGATTTGGTAACCATGATTCATGAAATAGACTATAATCTAAAATCTGTCCCTACTGTTAAAAATTTTTTGGAAAGTAGGAAGCCTCTTAAGTTCATTATGGGACCTGTTGGAAGTGGCAAGTCATCAGGTTGTGTAATTCATTTATTCAATTCTATGATAACTCAAAAGCCTTTTGAAAATGTAAGAAGAACAAGGTATGCTATTATAAGAAATACCGCAAGAATGCTCCAAGATACTACGAAAAGGACAATAGACGATTGGCTGCCAAAGCCACTTTATACATGGAAAGAAGCTAAAGCTATGTATGTATTTAAATTTGGGCTTGAAGATGGCACTATTGTTGAAAGTGAATGGCTATTAAGAGCCTTAGATGAGCCTGAACAGGTAAGAGATTTACTGTCATTAGAGATTTCGGGAGCATGGATAAATGAAGCAAGGGAGATAGATTTTGAGTTTTTTAAGGTTTTAAGAGGGCGTATAGGCAGATATCCGTCAAAAAAGCAAGGTGGAGTTACTTATCCTTATATAATAATGGATAGTAACCCTCCATCTACGGAGCATTGGCTTCATAATTTCTTTGTTAAAAATGCAAAAAGTAATGAAAGATTGATAGAATTTTTTAAACAGCCGTCTGGTTTATCTCCAGAAGCTGAAAATATAGAAAATTTGCCCACAAACTATTATCAAGATTTGGCTGTGGGACAAGATGAAGACTTTATTAGAGTATATATTCATGGAGAATTTGGTTATACAAAGGAAGGAAAGCCTGTTTTTACTGCTTATTCAGATGCAATTCATTGCACTTCAGAAGAATTAAAACCAATAAAAGAACTCCCATTAATAATAGGAATGGATTTTGGTTTATATCCAGCTTGTGCTATTGTGCAAAACACCCCAGATGGCAGGCTTTTTGTATACGATGAGTTAGTTACAGTTGAGCCTATTGATGTGGAAACTTTTATAAAAGATGTATTGAAGCCTCATATAAATTCAAAATACTTTATGCATGATATTCATATTGTTGGAGACCCTGCTGGAACAGCCCGCTCTCAGATTGATTTCCGTTCATGTTATAGTCTACTGAAATATTATGGATTTTCAAAGGCATATCCAGCATATACAAACAGCTTGCATGATAGAATAAAGGCTGTAAATTATTATTTAACAAGGTATGTTCAAGGCAAGCCAGCTTTTATTCTGTCAAGTAAGTGCCAAACTTTAAGAGAGGGCTTCAATGGGAAGTATCATTTTAGAAGAATCAGAGTAGCTACTGAACGATACGCTGAATTACCTGAAAAGAATAATTATTCACATGTTATGGATGCTTTGCAGTATGCATGTTTGGGTTATTCGCCCTCTATGTCTTATAATAAAGATGTAGAAAAACTTAATTTTCCCAGAACTCAGCACCCCAGCAATTATGCTGGGTTTATATAATTTATAGATAGGAGGTAAACATGGCAAAGAAAAATTGGATTCAAAAGGCAATAAAAAAGCCCGGTGCATTAACACAACAGGCAAAAGCAGCTGGAGCAGTAACGCCTCAAGGAACTATATCAAAATCATGGTTGCAGCAGAAGGCTAAGCAAGGTGGAACCGTAGGACGCAGAGCCAGATTAGCAATAACACTATCTAAACTTAGGAAAAAGAAATAATGGAGTTAGTTTCCACAGAAGTCTTAAAAGAGCAAGAAGAATTACATCCCTTAATTAATCATATTCAAACTCTATTCGAGCGAGCCGCCTTAGCAAAAAACCCAATTGAATCTATAATGATTGAGAACCTGTATTACTTCAAGAAGAAGTATACGCCCGATAAATTAAAAAGCATACGAGAAATTGGCGGTTCAGAAATATATGTACCACTATGTAATATAAAATGCAGAGCATTAATGGCATGGCTTACCGATATTTTCTTTCCAGATACAGGAGAACCTCCATTTGACATTGAGCCTACTCCAAAACCAGAATTACCACGAGACCAGATGGAAGAGTTTTATAGAGATTTGGCAGATACTGTAAGTGATATTATACAGAAGGCTTCTGCTTTAGAAGAGATTACAGCAGGTCAAATCAGCCTTGATAAAATTCTTCCTTATGTAAAGAATGCTGTTGAGCGAAACAAAGAACAGTTTGAAGATGAATTAATGGAGAGGTCTAAGAAGTTAGCAGAAAAAGAAAAACAGAGAATATATGACCAATTTGTTGAAGGCGGGTTTTTTCCTGCCTTAAAAGATGTTTTCTTTGACTTGGCTGTTTACCCCGCAGCTATTATGAAAGGTGGAGTGCCTCGTAGAGTTAAAGCCTTTGATGAAAATAGACAGCCAACATGGAAAGTAATTCCTACATTCAACAGAGTTAATCCTTTTGATATTTATCCTTCTCCAGATGCTTCCGATTTTTCTGATTGGGTTATAGAAGTTTTACATCTTACTCCACAGGATTTGGCTTCCTTGAAAGATATTGAAGGATTTGATGAGAACGCTATTGATTTGATTTTGGGTTTATATGGAGATACAGGTTATTCAGTATCCCAAGCCCATTATACGGAAAGAAGATTACTGGAAGGCAAGTCTGGAATGTCAGGAGGATTAATAGATGTTCTTGAATTTTGGGGCAGTGTAAAAGGTGAATATATTTCTGACTTTATTTCTGATATAGAAGATGATGAATATTATGAAGTTACTGTCTGGATATGTGATAATGTAGTTCTAAAAGCCACTTTGAATCCTGACCCACTTGGAAAAAAGCCTTATTGTAAAGCTTCTTTTGTTGAAATACCAAGTTCATTCTGGGGCATGTCTCTTATTGAAGTGCTTAAAGATTTACAGGATGGTGTAAATGCACTATCCAGAGCTGTTATAAATAATTCAGCTTTATCATCTGGACCAATGGTAGAAAGAAATATTGATAGAATTCCTCCTAACGAACCTAAGGAGATAACTCCATGGAAGATATTTGATAGTCATGATTATGGAATGGCTACTACACCAGCTTACAAGTTCTATCAACCACAGCTTACTTCTAATGCTGTGGTACAAGTAGTAATGTATTATATGAAATTAGCTGATGAATTGAGTGGTATTCCTCCGTATGCTCATAGTATGGTGACGACGGGAACATCTGGCAGAACTGCCTCTGGTTTAAGTATGCTTATGGAATCTTCCGCAAGGGGAATAAAAGAAGTAGTTAAAAATATAGATTCTGGTATCATTGAGCCAGTAGTTACACGGCAATATATGTATAATCTTATAAACTTTTATGAAAACGATTTGAATATACCAGATTTAAATATAAAAGCTGTTGGCTCTATTACACTTGCAAACAAGATGGCTCAGGTGCAAAAGTTATTACAAGTGTTACAAATTACATCAAATCCTATTGATACACAAATAGTAGGTACGGAAGGAAGAAGATATTTACTTGAGAATATCTTTACTAATTTTGGATTAAAAATTCCTATGAATAATCAAGTAGATTTATCTCAACTTGCTGGTATGCAACAAGGAGCTGTGCCTCCAAAAGAAATACCAGAACAAACGCCTGTTCAAGAGCAGGCAGTAGCAATGCAAAAGGAGCAACTACAATGATAGACACAATTAAATTGGAAAGAGTATTTAAAGGATGGAAAAAATTTGACAAGGATGGTTTTGATGAGTTTGTTTCAATTCTTAATGAAGAATATAACAAAGTAACTAGTGGTCTATACACAACTTCTGAATATGAAAATATTAGATTTTTACAGGGAGTTGGTAATTTTCTTAGTATATTTTTGGCTATTGCCAATAAAATATCAAAAAATGAGGAGGTTTAATTATGCAAACACAGTATGATGATGCTCAGGACCTTCAGCAACAGCAGGTTCCTGATGACACATCTCAACAGCAGGTAGATACTTTACCAGAGGACTATTCTCAATTTATCCAGACAGGAACGGCTCCTGAGGGTCAGCCGCCACAGCAAGAGCCTGAGGAACCACCTTCCGCTGGAGATTGGGAGCAGAAGTATAAAGTCCTCAAGGGTAAGTATGACAAAGAAGTTCCAAGACTATCTAAAGAGATAAAAATGCTTAAGCGTGAAAAAGAAGAGCTAATGAATAGGCTTTCTATGCTTGAGCAGGCTGTTATGTATATGAATCAGACTAAACAGCAACAACCTCAGCCGCAAGCAGAAGATGAGGATATTGTTAAATTAAAGTCTGAATATCCCGAGGTATATAATGCTGTATCTAAATTGATGAGTAGGAAGTTTGGGGAAATTGAGCCTAAACTCAATGAGATAAAACAAGAGGCAACTACTGGTAACTTCTACGCCCGATTAGATGCTCTGGCTCCTAATTGGAGAACTCTCAATACTGACCCAGATTTTCTTGATTGGCTGAATGAACCTTCACAGGAAGTCCCAACAATGACAAGACACAAACTTATGATGACTGCTTTTCAGCAGGGGGATGCTTCAACTGTTGCCCACTTCTTCAATACTTATGAGAAATTAAATCAGAATGAAGAACCTGAAGCTCCTATGGCACAGAAATTTACAGCTCCACCTCATAGAAAGGCAGCACAATCTACTCAGAATGTAGGAAAGAAAATATACAAGGAGAGTGAAATTAGACAGTTTTATACAGATGCAGCATTAGGTAAAATACCTCCAGAGATTAAGGATAAGAAAGAAAAGGATATCGTTCAAGCTTTGCTTGAAAACAGAATACTATACGGAAAATAGGAGGTAATATAAATGGCAGTTCCAAGAGTAACTGGGTATCCGGATTATGGATATGGAGGTCCGGGACAACCCGGTAACGCCCATATTCCAGTATTATTTAGTGGTAAACTTCTTGAGCGTTTCTATGCCAAGAGTGTTATCGCTAATATATCAACAACTGATTATGTTGGTGAGCTTAAAAATGTTGGAGATACTGTTACAATCAGAACATTACCAGACGTAACAATCAAGACTTATGAAAAAGGTAAGGCTCTTGAGATTGAGTATCCAGAAAGCCCAGCTATTGAGTTCACAGTAAAGAAAGCCAAGTATTTCAATTTTGCAATGGATGATATTGATATCAAGCAGTCAGACCTGACATGGATAGATAAATTAGCCGATAATGCCGCTCAACAGCAGAAAATTGTTATAGATACTGAAGTATTCTCCAGTATCTACACAAAAGCTCATCCAGCAAATCAGGGAGCTACTGCCGGAGTAAAGTCTGGAGCATATAATTTAGGTGCCGTTGGTTCTCCAGTTACATTAACCCCTTCCAATGTTCTTGATTATCTTATTGATTGTGATTCTGTTCTTGATGAGCAAAATATTCCAGATGAGAATAGATGGGTAGTTCTTCCTCCTCTTATCATGAACCTAATCAATAAATCTGACTTGAAGAATGCTATGTTCGCTGGCGATGGCAAAAGTTTTCTGTTAAGGGGCGGATTTACTGGAAAACAAATAGGCAAGCTTAACATCTTTGAATCCAATCTTCTCTATCGCTCAGCAACAGACGGAGCATACTATATTCCATTTGGATATAAGGGTTCATTGGTATTTGTTAGCCAGATTGATAAGACAGAGAGATATAGACCTCAGAATACATTTGCTGACGCAATGAAAGGCTTGATTGTTTACGACTTCGATGTTATTCTGCCTGTTGGATTTGGTGTTCTATACGCTAAGAAATCTACATAATCAGAGGGGGGCAACCCCCTCTGAATTAAATCGATTTAATTCAGGGGGTACAGTATGGCTAAATTAATTAAAAGATTATCTGACGGTGTAATCTTTGAGGTAAACGATGACTTCAAATTAGGCAGCGAATTTATAGAAGTAAATCCAGAAGAGGGAAAGAAGGAAGTCAGGGATGATGTAACGCCGTCAGCATCAAAAATTAAAAAATAATTAGGAGGTAAAATATGGCAACTATAAATGGAATTCCATCAACTATGATGGGTGGTAAACCTTTTGCAACTCTTGATAGAGTGTTTATTCTGGAGAATACAATTGATTTAGATTCTCTAAATATTGCATCTGGAGATGTAGTTCAATGCCTGCCTGTGTTAGATGGTTATAGAATATTAGGTACAGAAGTAGAAATTGTAACTCCATCTAATGCGGCTACTTCTGCTACTGCTATCCTTGGTGATGGTTCTGATGATGATGGTTTTCTCGCATCAATAAATTTAAAGAGTTCAGCTGGCACAGTAGCAACAGCACCCGGTGCTTATGGCTATTCCCGCAGATACACAGCTGATGATACTATTGATTTAACAGTTACATATTCTGGCACTGTAACAGTAAAAGGTAAGGTAATTGTAAGAGCTATAGTGGTGAAGATGGATGCTAACTAAACTGCTTCGTAGAATTGCACCTGTTATTGGTGGGATATTTATAATGGTGATGCTAATTGACCTACTGGATTTGTATAAAACTGCTATTGGAACCGCTCTTTACAAAATCTGCATGACTATAACTGGTTTTGTTCTTGCAGAATTGATATGGACTGTGGGCTTTAGAGTTTACTTTGGAGAACTTGAAAATATAAACTCTGATACGCAGGATGGATTTCGCACCCTTGCCATAGGAATATTTAGAGGGTTTCTGTATTCATCTATCATAATAGCGTGTTCATTAGGGCTTTAATATTAGTTCTGTTACTGTTCACTAATGTGCATGCATTTGATAGATGTGTCAAGTATCTTCCTATGGTTAAGAGGGAAGCACAATACATTGGGGGGCTGAATGCCCCCCATCATTATTTTATAGCCCAGATAAAAGTAGAAAGCTCTTGCAAAGAAGGCTTAATTGCCTATGATGGAGGCACAGGATTAATGCAGATAATGCCTGCAACTGCAAGAGAATTACATCAAAAATACCCATACCTGAGAAAATTACTATATAATCCATTATCTCCTGAGTGGAATATAAGAGCTGGGATATTATATGATTATGCTTGTTATAAAAATACAATTTGTGAAGGTTGGTATTTCGCCTTCCGAGCCTATAATGGAGGGCTTGGTAATATAAACAGAGAAATAGAAAGAGCTGGAAGCTGTGAATGGAAGGAAGTTGAGAAAGCATGCAAGAGAGGCAGAGACAAACATGTAGATTTTTGTAGGGTAAATATTTCATATCCATATAAGATATTTAGATTCGCAGAGGAATATAATTTAAAGTGATGAGTAAAATGAAATGGATTCTTATTTTATTAGGTGTTGCATTATGTCTTATTTTGATTTCGTCTATTTCATATAGACTTGGGAGTTCTATGGCTGTTAAGGAAGCTGACAAACTTATAAAACAAAAAGATACAGAAATAAAACAATTAGAGGAACAATTGAAATCTTATGAAAAAGAAATCCAAGATAAGGATATGAAAATTGCATCTCTCAGAAGACAACGACAGGAAATAAAAAAGCCTGTATCTGATGAGGAACTTATAAATAGGTTTAAGGCGTTAGGATATGATATTTCTATATATTATAAGTAGCATATTACTTTTAAGCTCCTTTGCTTATGCTGGAGAGGTTGCTTGTCTGCCAGCAGAACAAGCTAAGTCAGTAGTTGTAGAAATAGAGCAGAAAAGAATTTTAGAAAAAGAGGTTGAGGAGCTATCAGCTGAAGTTGAGCTACTTAAAAAGCAAAATGAGCTATTAAAGGAAGAAGTTAAACTTGTTAAAGAACAGAAAGAATTGCAAGATATTGAAGTAAAACAGCTGAAACAGGATTTATCAAAACAAAAGAAGCAATCATTTCTTGAGTCTATACAGAATTTAGGTATAGGTGTTTTAATTGGAGTAATAGTAGGAGGTCTGTTATTATGACCATAATTGACCTTATTGATATGCTAAGAACACGATTAGTAGATACCATGGAGCCTTATTTATGGAGTGATGAAGTATTATTGCAATTAATAAATGAAACAGTAGAAGATATTAGCAGGCGTGCTAATTTATATACTGATGTATATTCCATTATTCCAATAACTAAGAATGTTACAGAGTATACTCTTAACGGAGTTGCTATGAAATGTAACATTTACGACAAAGATAGAGATATAAGAGAAGAGCCTCTGCTTTACAGCCCCTCAAATATTATGAGGAGGAAACTTACAGGAACATCTGAAACTGGGAGACCTGTGTATTATTCAAATGATTTATCAACAAAAACTTTTCTTATATATCCAATACCCGATGATTCTTATTATTTGTTGGCTATGCTTGCCAATATACCAGTTTATTCAATGGACAGTATCTTTGATTTTCCAGAACAGGAATTGTGTATACTTGGAGTGATGTGCAGAGCTTTTTCTATGCCTGACACAGAAACATATAACTTTCAGGCTTTCCAGCAGTATTATAGTAGGTATACAGATAAATTGAATGAATTTAAAGGGAAGTTTATACGGGACACAAGTATTAGTGAGGTAAGTGGAATACATAAAGGACTTTTATGAATTAAATCGATTTAATTCAAAGGGAGGTGGATTATGATACAACCACAGAGAGGAGTACCAGCTGGAGTTATGGCTCCAATAGCTGATTCGTTAAGTATTACAGTGGCTGATAATGGGGGTTTTATTTTATATGTGTCGGTAGCCGAAGAAAATGAAAACGGTATTCCAGTTAAAGCGAATAAAATGCTTGTAGCTCCAGATATTGAAGCTCTTACAAAAATTGTGCTTGATATAGCTCCTAATATGAAATCTGCTACTGGAGTAAGATGCTGTGGCAATAAGTCTAGGTAACTTTGTAGGGCAATCCAAAGAAGAGCCCCTAAGAATAACTGAAAATAAGCAAACCTTCTTTAAGACCCTAATAAATGCTTATGTTACTAATGTAGGTGTTATTAGAGGGTTTCCCGCATCACAACTGGCTATTGATATACAAAATCCAAGAGATGCTTTTGTTTCAGAAGGTAGACTTTTTTATGCCTCTGGGCTGAATTTCTATTTATATCCTACTACTCTACTGCATACTTTATCTTCTGATTTGCCCCTTTATTATACAGAAGTAAATGAGACTATTTATGTATCAAACGGAGTTGACTTCTTCAAGATAAATGAGACAAATGATGTAATTAAAATACCACAAGGCAATATAGATGATTTTAAAATGTATCTTCCTGCTGGCTTTCCAATAGAGCATAACAGAGGTAGATTATTCTCTGCTGTGGGAAACCTACTTTATTTTTCTGATTTATGGGATTTTGAAGTTTTAGATAAACGCTATAACCTAATACAGATGCCAGACAGAATTGTAATGATTGTCCCGATAAACGATGGATTACTTATTGGGACAGATTCTGGCATCTATCTAATCTCTTATACAACTGATATAAGAGAAGCTGAATTATCATTTTTATCTCCAACTCCATGTAAATCAGTGAACTATATAAAATATGGATATATAAAAACGATTTTTATGACTGATAAAGGCTTCACGCTCTATACTGAAAGTGGGCTTGTATCTGAAAGGCTGCAATATATGACGCTTAATAGACAAGAGCCTATTCACAATTATAAGAGATTACAATATTTAAATTTACCATATGCTCAATTGGTTGCAGCATACGACTTACGGAGGTAGCCATGCCTGAAAATAAATGTGAGTATCTTGGGTGCTCATTGGATGGTCTTGATAAGGATTTAAAAGAATTAAAATCAGATGTATCTAAGATTATGGAGGGGCAAGAAAAAATAATAGAATTGATGGTATCTGTAAAATATATAGGAGACTCTGTTACTGAATTTAAGAGTATTTGCAGTAAAGAGAGAGAGCAAATTTTTAGCAGAATTAGAGATATTGAGCAGGGATATGTATCCAAAAAGGATTTGGTGCTATACAGTATTATTGTTGGTTCACTTTTTACTTTTCTGAATTTTATTTTGAGGTTTGTGGTTAAGTGAATTGTTCTGAGTGCATTGTATTTTTATATGGTTATAAGCAGGCATTATGGGATATTTTAAAACTTTTAAATAAAGAAGAATCAGGAAGCACTCAACTATTAGAAATTTTACAAACTAAAGAACTTGAAATAGATAAATTTTTACAGGGGAGGGGATGGAATGCTGACTGTGGCAAAGCAGAATAGTGATGGCTCTATTGATTTATTAGGAAAACAAGGAGCCACTTGGGAACTAATTCTCACCCTTACTGACAACTTAGATAATCCAATAGACCTAACTAATTATACTGTAAGAGGACAAATTAGGAAGTCATATCAATCTTCAACCGCATATGATTTCATCTGTTCTATAATTGATGCTATAAATGGAAAAATAATTATTTCAATGCCAGCAAACCTGACAGCTTCTATACCAACAGCTGACGATAGTAATCCAAAGGCTCCAGATAATACTTATGTTTATGATATAGAAATTAAAAGCATAGATGGTGTAGTTACCCGTATCCTTGAAGGCAGGTTATATGTTGACCCAGAGGTAACAAAATGAATATAACTGAAAATATAATAAGAGTTGTTGTAACATCGCCAACTCAAATTAAGATAGTTGTATTTCCAGCAGTATCAACTACGTCATTACCTCCAGTGATAGATGGAGGAACATTATAAGGGAGGTGTATTATGCCTAAAATTCAGGTTAGGAGAGGTACGAATCCAATAGGAACCCAATTGGATTCTGGAGAGTTTGGGTTTAAAACAGACACAAATGAAGTAGCAATTGGAACAGGAATAGGTTCTCAGCCAGTAAGAATTTCAACTTGGAAGGAGTATAATTCAAACTACACAATACTAACGGCTAATGTTGCCGAGACTCCAGTAGCTCTGCAAATAGGAACCAATACAGTAGTAGGAAGACTGGCTGACAACATAGTAGCTTTAACTGGCTCTGATATTTGGAGTATTATTAATGGGCAAAACTCAACAGCTATTAATGCTAACAATCAAAGAATAATAAATGTAGCTGCACCTATTGATTCGACTGATGTTGTCAACAAGAATTATGTTGATACTCTTGTATCTGGAGGACTTGCATTTCATGAGGCTGTCCTTGATAAAGATTTGACGGCTCCACCATCTAATCCAAGTGTAGGAGATAGATATTGGATAGCTCCTTCGGCTATTGGGGATTGGACTGGTAAGGATTATAAAATAGCAATTTGGAATGGAACCTCTTGGAATTTTGAAGACATTACTAATGGAGATGCTGCTTTTGTAGCAGATGAAAACCTGTTCTATTTCTATGATGCAGGCGCCCTTGATGACAAAAGGCGGAAATTATCAGCAGGAATGGGAACTCATGCTTCAACCCACTATTCAGGCGGAACTGACCCCATTGATGTAAAAGATTTAGCAGATAGTAATAATAATCTTCTTCAGCATGCCTTTTCAACTAAGGGGCAAATTCTTGTAGCAACTGGAAGTGGAACATGGACAGCCTTGCCCGTAGGCACCGATGGGCAAATTCTTACAGCTGATTCAACTCAGGAGAGCGGAGTAAAATGGGCTACAGGAGGAGGTTCTACAACATTTATTGGGTTAACTGATACTCCAAGTTCATACACTGGGTATGCAGATTATTTTGTAAAAGTTAATGCTACTGCAGATGCCCTTGAGTTTACAAATACAATAGATGGAGGGACTCTATAATGCAGCAGGCTACAATTGCTAATGACGCTGTTTTATCCGTAGACGATTTAATAATGAAGATAGGAGTTCTTACAGTTGAAAAAATGGAATTAGAGAAAAAGCTCATTAATACTAACAAAATAGAAGAAGAATATAAAAAGCTTGTAGTTAGGGAGCAGGATTTAGTTAATCAGCTTAATGAAATATCAAAGAAATATAATGAACTATCAGAGGCATTAAATCAAGAAAGATTGAAAGTATCAGAATTAGAAGGAAAGTTAAATGATTATAAGATTAAAAAGAGGAACTAAAGCACAAATACAGAGTGCCATATTACAAATTGGTGAGCCTGCTCTTGCCACTGATACTAATGAATTAGTTATTCAAGGAAATTCAGAAAAAATTTTTATATCAACAAATGCTGATACAGTTGATGGATATCATCTCGACCAAGATGTTCGAACAGTAGCTTCTCCTACTTTTGCTGGCTTGACGCTTTCTGGGTTAGCACAAGGTTCAATTCCTTTTGCTGGTTCTGGTGGAGTCGTTTCACAAAATAATGCTAATCTCTTTTGGGATAACACAAACAAAAGACTTGGCATCGGGACGGCGACACCTGCGGTTAGTCTTGTAGTTAATAACAACAACGACGCTTCTTATTTGAGAATTCAAGGATATGGTGACTCAGATAATTTTTCCGCTTTGGAGTTATGGAATTTAGATGGAACGAAAAAGTGGCAATTTGCTTTAAAATCATCTTCAGGTCAAGTTGGAGATTTTGCATTCTCACATTATGACGGAACTAATTGGAGTAACCCTTTTGTTATTACTGATACTGGCAACGTCGGCATTGGGACGACGACGCCTCAAACCAAACTTCATGTTGTTAAGTCCAATGGTGCTGCTTATCTTAGAATTCAAGGAGTAAGCGATGGCGACAATTACGGTGCTTTAGAATTATGGAATGCTGATGGAAGTAATAAGTGGCAGGTTGCACACAAATCAATTGCAGGTCAAACTGGTAGCTTTAGTTTTGCTCATTTCGATGGAACATCTTGGTCTGCACCATTTACTATTACGAATTCTGGCAATGTTGGTATTGGGACGACGACGCCTGTTGGCAAGCTTCATGTGGCTGGCGACAATGCTATACCGTTTGCTATGCAGGTAAGCACAGTTGCAGTTACAGCTCCAGGGGCAGGAATAGGCATGCTAAGATGGGAAGCAGGGACTATTCCCGGGACATTAAAGCTTGTTGCTTATTCTGGAACAAGCACAACAGGAGTAACAATAGTTGATAATGTAGGAGGAGGTAACTAATGTTTGACAAAGATTATTATGAGCAGAAAAAACAAAGGCTTGAGCAAAGATTAGCTCAGAAAAAAGATATAGTTATTGCCCAAGTAACTCAAATCCTTAACCAGTTCTATATGGAGCAAAGCGAAATACTTACAGATCTCCAAGAAGTAGAAGCAAAATTCGCAGAGTTTTCAAAACAAGAAGAGATGCAGGAATGACTGATTCAAAAAATTAATAGGAGAATAAATGCCCCGTATTTTAGAAAGATGCGTGAAGAAAGTGCAAAAGAAAGGATACTCCAAAAATTCCGCCTATGCTATTTGCTCTGTAAGTACAGGATATAAAAGGGCAAAAGGCGGTAAATGGAGGAAAACTAAAAAAGGATGAAAATAACAAGATGGAAAGGGGCTACTGAAAAAGGATTATTAAGAGAGCCTTTAAAAAGACAATTAATAAAAAGGCTGGAACAAAGTGGATTAGACTTTGCACATGGATGGGTGCATGAAGAAGACGGCTCAATTCATGTTGTAAAAAATGCAGATAATATTATAGCCGATGTAGTTTATGAAGAAGAAATTCCAGAAATTCCAGCCCTACAAGAGCATGAAAGATATGTGTGGCTTGAATTCACCAATCTTATAGTAGACTGCCCTAGATTCCCACGGGGTGCTTCGGCCCAACAAGAAGATTGTAGTTGTGACTATTATGAATTACGAGATATCGGTTTCTACAAGGAATACCATATGTGTCATGGAATACGAATTATAGAACAACCTACATATATTCTATTTATAGAACACAATGGAGTTTTAAAGTTGGCAGGGGCTCACTCTTTAGCTGGGTGCCCTATTTACCACTTTGGTACACTGCCCTATTCTCTTGCGTATGCTATTAAGTCAATGTTAAATGGTATTTCTATATTGCCTTTTGATTTACATCGCACACTTTACGATTATGTAGGCTCATTACACCCAAACGCTACTTGGATATATGCCCCAACCTCGGATATAATTATTGACCAAGAAAACCCCTTCAACTTAATGTATATCCTCACCATTTGGGCTCGAGTTTCCTCAGATACAGATGGTGACGGTGATAAAGATATTTCAACTTATTATTACTACAATTTTGGAATTCCTATAACTTTAGTTAGAGTAGGAAGGACGGAACTTGGTAGAGGTACTTCCCCGGAGGGCAGCCTATGGAATCTCCCATTGGTAACTGATTTCGTATTCAATCAAACTCATCATTATGGATTTTCTGATTCTTCAATTCTGTGGTGGTTAAATCCCAATTTTACTTCTTCATATTTTGGTGGATACAATTTTTATTATATACCTATGGAAGATTCTTGGTACCCAGACACACCAGATTATATTTATTCAAGTTCTGTTATTAAATCTGATGGCATGTTTCCAACATTTAGAGTGGGAGACCCATATAATTGGCTTATTAAACCATTCGTACCATTTATATATACTCTGATGCCAATAATAGGTAATTTTATCTTGCTGGATTCGCCTCAAATACGAACTTGCCCTTACACAGGAACTACTGGGTGTACAGGGCGTGAGGAAAGTAATCCGTCATTTGAGTTAATCAATGGTGTTGTATATCGCACCAGAGATTTTTATTCTCCAACTTATCATTTGTTTACTAATCATGCCGTTAAAACTTTTAAAAATTATGCTCTTGGGCTGGAAAATCTATTACAACTACATGGAACTTTCGACGATGGAGACAAAAGTGTTGTTTATTATACTCCTATATCTGACTTTCATTCTGATTTTATTAATGTTGCTTCAGACAAAGGGCTTTTCCCAAGTGAAACTGAGAGTTACTTTTCTATTGAGTATAACAGATGGTGGAATAATGGTGATTGGGAAGTAGGATATACTGGTCATAAAAGATTATACATTTATCCAAATCTTATGCAATTAGATTTTGCTTTAGGGCATAGAATTTATTCTGTTTATGACGCAGCTGATACACAGTATAACAGTATAGTTGAAAATTATGCAATTGAGGCGTTGGGGATAAATAGAACACAAACTTCTATATTTGGATTTATAAAGAATGAATTTGATGATAGCCTTATAGTATATGATGAACTGAATAAACCTTTTGGTCTTCCTTTCTGGAAAGGTGGGTTATGTAATTCTTCTTATTTTGGCAAGACTGACATGGTAGCAAACAGATGTGACCCAGAACACCCTACTATGTATATCCAATGGAGCTTCACCTCGTCTGAATTAAATTTCAAATTGATTGGCGATGATTTATGGATGGCGGAATCAGGTTTTATTTTTTTATTTACCTGTTCAACAAAAAATGCACCTTGGCATGGGGAATCTTCTGATGAATATGCAATACCATTTAATAATAGAATTCCAGTTAATGTGATAGAACCAATGAGGCTGCTGGATAAGGGAGGCACTTTATATCCAGAAATACATACAAAGAGGTTGAGAAAGTTTAACTTCTGCTTTAATAATGGGCTGTTTAAAATTTATTGCGGCTTATCAGAGAACTTAGATGATTATGTATTTTTGGATAATGGGCTGGCTGAAGAATGCTTTCCTCCACCAGTAATCCCCGCCCGACACTCTTCTATAATGAGTTTTTTAAGAGGAGTTCATATACTTGGCGAGAAAGGATATGAATATTTTTCATTCTGGGAGGATGAGCAAGATTTTACTAAACAATACCCTCCAATTAAACCAATGATATAATTTATTGATAGGAGGGTGAAATATGTCTACTGAATGTAATTTAGCTGGTGATTGGGCTTTAAGCCACGGTTTTATACCAGCAGAAGCAACAAGTGTTGTAAATACTTATTTAGCTACATTATCTAACTATGCATCTAATACATTTAAAGCATTACAGGACTATTTATATAAACAAGACTCAGAACTTCCAAAGATAGAATACAGTATTCCAACAAGAAGTTTCCCACTTAATGTATCAGTAGATATTAAGGATGAAACAAATTTTAATAATACTGTAAATGAAATAATGTCTCAGATAAATACTATTATGCAGTCCATGTCTTCCACTCAGCTGCCTAATGTTCCTTCACTGCCAGACTTAACTTGGAATGTAAATGGGGTATCTATCCCAAATGAACCTGCTCAACCAACAATACAATTCCCACAGGCTCCTACCATACAAGATATAACACTTGGCAGTATGCCCCAAATTAATCTCAGAAATGATTACCCATCAATTCCTGAATCTCCTTTATTTAAATTTCCAGATAAACCTACTCTAATTGATGTAGAAATTCCAGAACCAGCTCATATAAATTTTGATGATTTTGAAAATTTAATGGCAAGGATAAATAGTGAAATTGATAATTATAGAGTAACTGTAAATCAATTAGAAGGATTTCTACAAACGGCGTATTCTGAATTAAAAACAAACCTTCCTGAAAAGCCAGATTTTAATAGTATTGTATCTACACTTTCTGAACTGAAAGAACCAGTATATATAGATAGAATTGATACAGATATGAGGTCGTATGCCCAGCACACCACAGATAAAGCTGTTATTGATTTTCTTAATAAATCACAACGAGGCTTTACATTGCCCCCAGCTTTTACTGCAGCAATGGTAGCTGATTTGTATGGTACAGCTCGGGATAAAAAGATGGATATAATTCTTGATTTTAGTAAACTCAGACTGACCACAGAGTCAGAAAATAGAAGGCTGTTCTTTCAATTATGGAGCCAACTTCTTCAGTATGTAAAGGATTATGAGATAAAATATATTTCTACTTTGATGGAATTTGATAATTTCATACTTAAAGGGCTAACTACAATAGCTGAGACAAAGAGAAATATTGTAGAGATGTTACTGGTGGTACTACAAAGATTAGAAACATATATTGAAGTTATAATGAAATATTACAATTTGAAATATGATTACATAAAGCTCAAGCTATCAATGAATCAGGCACTTGTGGATACCTATAAGACGGAAATTACAGCAGAAGCATCAAAACTTGAAGCATACAGAACATTACTTGAAGGCACCAGATTACACACTCAAATTCTCACTGAAATAAATAATAATGAGAAAATAAAGATAGAACTCTACGAAGCAGATATAAGAGCTAAATCTTTAATAATGCAGGCTCAGCAGACTAAAGTGGCTTTATATGAAGCCATGATGAGAGGGGAGACAGAAAAAATAAATATGTATAGAGCATTACTTGAATCATATAGAACAAAGATAGATGCTTCTGTTGCCATTCTTGAGGCTCAGGTAAAAAGTCTCTTAGGGAGAGCTGATTTTGAAAAGAGTAAAGCAACAACATATACAGCACTTATAGAAGCATATAATTCAAAACTCAGGGCTTATGCTAATACTATCTCAGCTCTTGGCTCAACTGTCTCACCTCTTGGGGATATATATAGAGCCTTAATACAAAAAGCAACAACAGAAGGGCAGCTTAAAATCTCAGCTCAGGAAGTAGCTGGTAGGTTAACTGTATCTTCTGATGATGTAAATGCAAGGGCATACGAATCATTAGTTAGGTTATATACTACACAGGCATCTGTAATTACCGATAAAATGAGAGGAATAGTATCATCTCTTGCTCAGATTTGTTCTGCTTCTTTAAGTGCTATTCATGTAGCTGCACAAGTTACTGCTTCTGCTCATGATTCAATATCAGAGACATATTCTAAGGCAAAATCTGATAGCTGCGTACAGCAGTATATAGAAAGCGTATAAAATCATAGGAGGTAAATAGTATGAAACTTACAGAATTTGCAAAACAACAGTTAATGCAAGGGAAGGATTTAAGGGAGCTGCTCGAAAGGTTTGTTATTAATATTTATGAAGGAACAGCCCCAGCAACAGCAGAAACAGGTGTTAGTAATAATAATCTTCTTGTAACACTTACTGCGGATGGAAATCCGATAAACGGAACTGATACAGACCAGATAACCAAAGTTACATGTAATTTAGCCAATGTAGGAGATTCATTTACCGTAAACATTAATAGCACATCTTATACATACCAGAGTGTTAGTGGTGATAATAATCTTAAGATATTAACAGCACTTGAAGGGCTTATGAAATTTGATACCGCTGTTAATGTTATGTGCGTCCCAATTTCGTCTACTGATGGAATTTTATGTCTTAAATCAAAGTACATAGGCACCGCATTTACAGTCACAGTTTCAGCAACTGGCTCCAGCACAATAACTAAAGAGGATGTTCAGTCTGCCGTACAGGGTTCTAATTATTGTAGATATACCTATGATTCAGAAACTGGAAGGCTCACTATTCCAAGTGGAACAGTATGGAAAGGAACTGGCATAAAAGATGGAACTGCTACATTCTTTAGAATATTAACACCGGGGGATGATGGAACTCAGAATAAGAGCGATGTCGTCAGAATTCAAGGCACAGTCGGCACATTTGGAACCGATATGATTCTTACATCAACAGCGATATACCAAAGTGGTGTTGTATCAATAACTTCCTCTTTCTTTACTATAACTGTATAGGAGGAAATTAAATCGGTTTAATTTCTCAGGCTGATTTCTGGGGAATTAAACCGATTTAATTAATCATGGCAGATTTTTATATAAGTAGTTATATAATAACATATGAATCAACTGAATCAACTACATTAAACTTATCCTATACTCTTTACTTTATTATTAGTGACCAGACTCTTATACTGTCACATGAAGCTTCAATCACATACACTCAAACAAATGAGGGTACTTCTGGCAGTGTTGGAACCTGTAATTTAAATTTGAATTATACTTATGATATATCTGTTAATGTGAGCAGCTGTCTAAGTTATGGAATTGTACCCAGACCAAAGGCAATGCAATTATTATATAATGACTTGGGTGTGTTGGTAAGAAATGGAGAATATATCGTTGGGGTAAACAAAAATTATTTTGTGACCCAAGTATACCCAGATGCACCATGTAAACCTGCAGGGAACGAATATAAATTTAAAATATATAGAAAAGATAAAGATAAAATAAAACAAAAGGCTAATATAAATATATATGCTGATTTAACATATGAGCTTAATTATACAACTATTAATTATCTCATAAAGCCTGTTTTACTTGGTGAAAAGCACGCTATAATTCCTATTGCTACCACCAAAGAACAGCCAGCATACAATCACACAAATGTAAATGGAGTATATTTATTCTATCCACCTTTGAATGAAAAGAAAGCCCTATGTGGGCTCTATACGATAGATTTGGAAAAGGAGCCTGTTGAGACTACACTTCATTTTAATACATTAGATATAAATAAAAGACATTTTACTGCAATAACCAATACCTTATTCCCAGCTATTTCAGCAACCTTTACTGGTGAGGCATACATACAATTTTTAAATTGTATTTTTATTGAGCCTAATATTGTAAAAACTCATATTGGTATGGATGGTGATGTGTTACTCACCGATATAAAAGGAGCTGTGCATTATTTACCAATAA